CCGGCCTGCACCTCGTCGTCAATTTCTTCATCGGTGCGGTCAGCGGCGATCCCGCCAGTCTTGCGGCGCCAGTCGCGGTAATCCTTCTTAGCGATAAGGCCACGGTCCAGCTCTTGAATCCGGGCAATGACCATCTGCGGGTCAGCATCCTGTTCGTAGAATTCCTGATTCAGCTTGAAGGTGATTTGCTCATGCAGGTCCGCCGTGGACATGAACAATGCAGCCCATTCCAGGCAGTTCTCCAGCCCATCGCTGACGTTGTGGGCCAAAGTAGAGAGATTGGCGTTCTCCGCACCAGAGCGAGCCCGTACAGCTTCTGCTGTCTCGTTCTGGCCCCGCTGCTCAATCAGTCGGGCACCGATGGCCAGCATCTGCGCCTCTTTCTTCTCCATCAGCTCGCCAGGGAGATTGTTGGGCGCGGCCTGCACCAGATCCAGTCTGCCGCCCCGCGTCTGTATACCCACACGCGAGCCCCACTTGATGCCGTTCGGGTTCAGCTCTTTCCAGTCTTGAACGGTGGTGTTCTCGCCAATGTCCACATGCGGCATCGGCTGGCCAACCGTGAATGAGCTTTCTTCCAGATCCGCGCTGTTCCGGTAATGGCCGATGTTGAGATCAGCAATATCCAGCAGCATGGGGTTATCTGGATTCTCGTCATTATTGACGGTGCCCAGGAACTGGAACGGGATGAAAGGCCAGGCACCGCCGTTTGCCATTCTGGGGTAGGTATCCGCAACCACGTCATCACCACGGAATACGCGCTGCCGGTAACCAGTGGCGTCCAGGGACAGAACCCGGAATTGCTCCTTTTCCTCTACCGCGAATTCGTCTTTCGGCTCTTCGTAGGTCTCTGACAGGACAACCAGCACCAAGTCTTCGCCAGCACGGCGCCAGTTCCTGATGCTTGCGCTCGGGTAATGACGCAGTGTTGCCCGAAGGCCTTGCGTCTGCTCCCGGGTGAGACCGTCTTCCGCCTCGGGATAGTCGACAAGCACGCCGTGACGACCGTCTTGCATGGTGTCGCTGGTGGCGCGTCGTGCAAACTGGGTTAAGCCAAGGCCGGAGCCGTCCGCATCATCAATCAAGTACTCGATAGCCGCAGGCAGCTCAGTGGTGGGCGCCTTGCGGAATACCGCCCCCATCATCCCGTCATGGGTGCGTTTCGTTACGCCAAGCCACTGCGCCCGCCCCTTGTACTCCTTGTAACGCTCAGGATCGTCCTTGTCAGGATTCGGCAGGTATTTAGTGCCGCGCGCCTTAATCGCATCCGAGCCCGCAACAGCGTCACGGACCCGTCGCGCCTTTTCCTGGTGCGCGTCGTAGCCTTTGTGAGTCGTCGTTACAGGCATTCATTCCTCACTGGAACTTGATGGGGCCGATGCTGGCCGGTTTTATCAGCGGATAGTCGTGATGAATAAAGTAGCCACCCGCGTCATTCGGGTGGTCAAGGTCGCCTTTCTTGTCAGGCTCACCGTTATCAGCCCACGGCTGCTGCTCCAGGCTATCCGCATAACCCGGGCATTTATCTGTGTTCACAAGGTAGCGGCGCTCGCCTTTCGCATTGCAGAACATGGCGTTCATGGCGTTTACGCGGTCTTTAACCGGGGGGTTGGCCTTCGGCGCATGCACCGAGAAGCCCGCATCCTTGAGTGTTGCAATGTCGGTTTTGCTGGCGTTAACGGATTTTCTGGAATCGCCGGAGGCGTCTGGGTAAATGCGAATCTCGCATGTCTTCCAGTATTCGCCGTCCCGGTATTCCCAGTACCGCTCTTTGATCTTCTGAATCATGTCCGGCGTGTCATAGCCGTTCAGAATCTCATCCACCGCCCGGGGCATCTTGTTTCGCTTTACGTGGGTGACAGCGGCCATCTTTCCCACATTGAAGTCCATGCCGATATACAGCGGCTCACCGCTCTGAACGGTGTCAGAACAGTGATTCAGCGTCTTGTCGAACTGGTGGTAAACCGTGCCTGACAGCAGGTTTACAAACTGGCCGTTCAGGTAAGCCCGGATCAGCTCCGGTGTGTACGCCTCCAGCATGGCATCAATGTAGTCTTCAGGCAGGTTCGCTTCATTGTCGAACGTGGAGGCCTGAATAATGCCGTAGCGCTTGGCCATTTCTGGCCGTTCGCGCAGCGACTTAACGAACTGGCGATAGACGAACTTAAAGCCTTCCGGCGTCGTCGTGACATCAATGCCGTTCTTGACCCCATGCACCTTGTAGCGCATCCGGGCCATAATCTTTCGCCAGGCCTGCTCTGCCTTCTTCTCGGCAAGCAGGTCCAGCTCATCGACCAGTGCATGGCCGATCTTGAAACCAACAATGTTGGCCGGGTCATCGATCGAGCGGCAGATAACAGAACCGCGATACCGGCTGCCGCTGTAAACCTCTACTTCGTGGTCACCCTTCTTAACCTTGACCCGCAGGCCCATGGTTTCGGCAACCTCGCCTATTGTGGGATAGAAAATATCCCTGATAAGCGGATAGGTCGGGGCAAAATAGCCTTGATTGATCTTGGGGTGCTCATAAAAGTGAGCCAGCATCCCGGTGCAGCCAACCCAGGTCTTGCCTGAGCCAAAGCCCGCTACATAGGCCCGATACTTGTGCGACAGGTTGAGGAACTGACTCTGCGGAACATTAAGCCCCGTCCTCACCACCCTTGCGCGTTCTTGCATCCTGGACCTCGAAAACGATTTTCGTGGGCGGCAGGTCTGCGCCACCACCAGCGGGGTCTGGATTGCGTTGCCACTTGTCACGCTGCCGGTTATGCAACCAGGCAAGGCAAGCTGTCGTATCAGGCGGGTAATGCTCTATGTAGGGCTCGACCACCGGCTGGCCCTCGTACTGCATGATCTTCACGGCCTCGTGGCTGTAACCACAGGCTCTGCGGTAGAGGCTTTCCACCACATTCGCATCTGCCAAAGTCTTGCCCTTTTTTAAGGACTGAAGAAACTCTGGGTGCTTTGTCTTCCAGGTATTGAACGTACGCTCTGTAACGCCGAAGAACTCGGCCATTTCCTTGTCGGTCAGGCCCAGCTTTGAAAGCTTCTCGGCTTGCTCCACGTACTCTTCTTTGTAACTGCTTGGTCTGGCCATCGCAGATGACCTCCATACCGGCCCCGCCGGCTCACTTCGGGCACCGCCCGTTTCACATTCGGCAGCCATCCTCGAATGACTATCGAATATGGCTATTCCTTAATCGTTGCCTTCTGCGGCGTCTTCTCCACCACTACGGCGTCGAATTTGGGCACCAGCCCGATTGCTCCGATGATGATGGTGAGAACAGCCAGCAGCGTTACAACAATGCTTGAGCGCGTCTTTGTGCTGCTCTCGATCTTTGCCAGCGCCACCCGAAACTCCTCAAACCCGGAAGTTTGGTTGATGCCTATCTGGCTGATGGTTGATTTCACGTCATGCATGTCGCTGGCCATCTGGCTTGCTGTGGTTTCGAGGTTCCCCACCCGGTGGGGCAGCTTTTCTTCCTCGAGCACACGCAGGCGGTGATCAGTCAGGGTGTTGGCGCGCTCCAGGTCGTTCACCCGGTACGGTAGGCTGTCCATCTTTTCCTGCGCCTCGCTCTGACTCACGTACCGCTCTCCACCATTGCCGCACCAGATATGCAGCGCCAAGCCAAAAAAGTAAGGTGATGATTGCGCCCAGGATCAGGCCGTGAAGCGTGTCCTGGACTTTCTTATTCCGCAGAACGGATCGCATCGACCAGTCCGTTATGGCGGGTTGCGCAATCGTGGTACTGGCTGGCCCACTGCTTCATGGTGGTCAGCACCGTACCGGCCTCCCCGTCACTCAGGGTTGGCAGTTGCCGCGGGCATTTCGCCATCAGGTTCTGCTGATAGGCCGGTAATGTCGTTTGTTGCCGCGGCGTTGAGCAGGCTGACACCAGTACCAGGCAGGCACACATTGCGATACACAGTCTTCTGGATCTCACGTGTCACCCCGCGGTCGATAACGGTTTGATTTGCCTTCAGGCCCGATAGCTTCTCTTCCACTGCCGCGGCAATCTTGGAATCTGACTTCAGTGCCGCGGTAATTGCATCCGCGGTGGCCTTTTGACGCTCAAGCTCTTTGGAGTCTTCATGCCAGCCCTTGCCAACCCAGCCGATCCCGACCAGTGCCGCGGCAACTGCCAGCACGACCAGATACGGTCCGCCCTTCTTCAGCAGGGTGAGCCAGGTCATATGCCTGCGCCTTCTTCGGCTTTTTTCTCTTGCATAGTCAGCTCCCCACTAAATCGACGCGGATTGCCGCACATCATGCATGAGCAGTTACAGC